CGCCTTCGCGGCATGAAAGACAACAGCAATTCGCTTAGAGCGCGTAGCCGTCAAAAGCGTGACGGGGGGCGGCAAGACCCCGAATTACTCACACGCGTGCACAATGCATGGGACGCGCTCAGCAGCTTACGCGCACGTCGAGAACGCAACATAAACTATGTATTCATCGACCAGTGGTGCGACTGGGTGCGTGACGAGCACGGCCACCTCGTCAAGGAGAGCCAGCGCGTAGCCAAGCGCACGGGTGGCGTGGCTCTGCAGAACAACCACCTCATAAAGATTATCCATAGCCTGTCGGGCCTCTACGCCAAGCAAATGACTGAACCGACATGCTTCGCGAGGCGCCCCGATGCCGACGACAAGAGCGACATGATGACCAATGCCTTGCAGACATCGTGGTACAACAATCAGATGCAGGACATGATGGTGTCGTGGATTGAAGAAATGTTGTGTGGCGGTCTGGCCATCGACATCGAGGAATGGGCAACGGTCAATGGTGTGGAGGACGTCTATTCGTTTGCTATTGAACCGAGCCATTTCTTCTACGAATCCGCAGGTATCGACCCACGTCACTGGGACATTCAACTTATCGGTCACTTCGAGGACTACACATTAGGTTCATTGGCCGCTCGCATGGCGCGCAGTAAGTACGACTACAAGCAACTGGAGCAAATCTACGAGCCATACATCTATCGTCATGAAGGAGAAACCACACAACAGACCGACCGACTGAAAAGTCCTTCGTGGGATATTGCCGAGCAAGGCATGTGCCGTGTCTATCACGTATGGACTAAGGAACACAAGATGCGCTACCGCTGTAAGGACGTTCTCGACACCGAGAATCCTCTCTATCGCATCGAGCCGGAACAACTTCCGCTCATCGAGCAGGAGAACGCAGCACGCATGGCACAGATGGCAGAGGCTGGCCTGGACTCGTCCGAGGCTATCCTCATCGAATATACGCCCATCTTCGATACGTATTGGCATTACCAGGCACTCACGCCCGGGGGGCTTGTCCTGGAGGAGTACGACAATCCCTACGAACATGGTGACCACCCCTACGTGATGAAAGCCTTCGAGTTAGTCAACGGCGACATCATCCCGTTCATCTCTTCCGTCATCGACCAGCAGCGTCTCATCAACCGCATGGTCACCATGTTCGACCTCTCTATCCAAGCCGCGGCCAAGGGCATTACGCTCATCCCGAAGTCCTGCGTACCGAGGACTATGACGGAGAGTGAATTCGCACGCGCAGCACGCGAATTTGGCAACTACATCTTCTACGATGACAAGGAGGGCCGAGGCATCAACAAGCCCGAGGTCATTGCCAACAACACGAACCTGACGGGCATCACGGAAATGCTGCAACTGCAACTGTCGTTCATTCCCGAGATAACGTCAGTTTCTGATGCTCTCCAGGGCAAGACACCGCAGGGCAACGTAGCCGCTAGTCGCTACGCCATGGAGACGCAGAACTCCACCACATCCATAAGCAGCCTGTTGCTGAAGTTTGGTTCTTTTGAAACAGAGGTGGCGCGCAAGAAGATGAAGATGGTCCACCAGTACTACTCCGAACCGCGCAACATCAGTGTTGCGCACTCTGGCGGATATGCCGAATATGCGATGTACGACCCCAAGGCCGTGCAGGACATTGACTTCGATGTACGTATCGTCATGTCCCCGGAATCACCTACGCTGCGTATGGCCTTGCACGACATGCTGGCGCAGATGTGGCAGACGGGAGCCGTCGATGTAGCCACCATGTTGCAACTGTCTGGCTTGCCTGGTTCATCGCCCATCGTTAAGCAGATACAGCGTGCCCAGCAAGCTATGGCTGCGCAGGCACAGGCCAATGCCGAGCAAGGCTCGGGCGAAATTGAAACACCCTACGACGCGCAGCAGGGCGTCAATCCTGCCGCCATGCAAGAGGGGCATCCCTACATCCGTGGGGCAGAGGTGGACCCTCAGACCGCTATGTAAAACGCAAAACATTAATAAGGTATGGAGCAATCTAATATTAGTCTTCAATACGGCATCCATCGAACCCCGTCGCTGGGCAACGACGGAGAACTCTCCGAGTGCGTCAACCTTATCCCGCAGGACGGAGAACTGGTGAACCTGCAGGAGCCGGTAGACACGGGCGTTACGTTGAACGAGGGCGAGACACTGCTATACATCCATTCCGTTGGCGGGCAGAATGCCTACATTGTTCTTAATACGGGAAATGTATATGCCGTTTTAGGGGGGACGCGGAAACTGATTGTCCAGAACGTAACGGGGATGAAGGGTGTAACATCCATAGGCCTCGTACTTGTCATATCCACCCCGACGGGATTATATTACGCTCGATACAACCCTTCCGTGGAAGGTTATGACGTATTGAGTGAGAACGGAAGTGGTTTTGCCGTTCCAAAGATACGTATGGAATTTGAAATCGCAGGTGAACCGAGGTATTCGCAAGCGGGAGCAGATATAACGGGAGAAGTTCGTCTCGAAAACTGGGAGTCAACTCCGGGGGCTTCCAACAAAAATTACCTTTATGACAGCGTGGCTCCGGTGCAGGGTAGTATCAGCGGGGCACAGGGGGACATAGTAGTGTCAGAGGTAGGTCCGGTAAGACGCTATTTTATCGTGTGGGACGAAGATTTTAGGAAGTACATTCGTAGATACAGATTTTACATTCGGGGCGAGCAGAACGAAGAATACCTCCCGACGGACTGGTTGTCCGATGCGTATAGTGACACACCGTACGGAAGCGTGTATACTTCCAGACGCTTAATCGTAGAAGCGCAGTTTCGCAGTGACATTCCTGACACATATACGCATAACGTGAGATACACAATCCATGAAAAAACGGATTGGACTGGAGAGGCAGGAGAGAGTTTTGCGAAAACTAATATCAGCGGAGAGGGCAGCACTATCCCAGACCTATTGAGCACTACCCTAACAAGTCAGATGGACGGGCAGAAGTATTTTATCTTTCCGTTCTTTATTCGTTATGCGATAAAATTGGCTGATGACACACTGACCAGCATTTCCGAACCCATATTGATGGTGCCCAACATGGGCATGAATCCTTGGTTTGGGCTGAACTGGGATAATAATCAAGACCGTCATTTTTATCTCCATTTGAATTACGCTTCTGGTAGATTACACGCCCGTCTGGCATCAGGAGCTATAGATGTAAACAAATGGGCCGACCTTGTAAAAAGCATTTGCGTATACGTGTCGCGTCCCATCTACACAGTGAAGATACCGCAAAGCTGTAGGTGGCAGGCTGTACCCGGTGAGACTGAACAAGCAGGCGTACAGAAGCCGCATATCGTCAATTGGAGTATTCTTAATCGGAAGGTAGTAGCCCATAAGTCGTGGTACTATGATTCAACGGGCCGAAGAAGTGAACGGGTAATTATGCCGGAAGGTATATTCAAAGACGAACATGAAATCTTTGAAGAATTGTCCTCCGTAAGTGAGTTCAGGCTATATAAGGAAATACCTATCGCCCAGATAAACGACTATGCTGGTGATGAATGGCCAATAGTCGCCCCAGGAGAAGGTGTCACCCCGATGACTCTGGAAGGCGAACTTCTAAGGACGCCTAAAGGTTCGGAATACAACACGCCGGGGGGCGATTTCGTTTCTTCGTATAATAGGCGCCTGTTATTGACAGAAGGCGAGACAAAACTTTACGAAAACTATGATGCGTCATTGTGTATGTCTGTGGTACAAGAGGATGATGCCTTGTGGCGAATCCTGGCCAAGGTAGATATTGAAACGGACAACGGAGTAAAATCTGTAACAAGTAAAGAGACATACGGAAATAGCAGTTTGCTGCTGTGGTTCTTTTACCCTAATATGCGTGCCACGAAAGCCACATTGTATTTCTATAAGACGAACGGCACGGGAGTGGGTGTGTTTAGTAAGAGCATAGAACTGTACCGGCATAACTATCTACTCGGCGCGTATTGGCTTTATACTTGGGGACATGACATTAGCATGGTAGAGGTCCGGAGAAGGGTAGACCAGACATTCGACGAATTGTGGGAGGAAATAAAGAGCGCAGAACCACAGTATATTCGCAATGATAACATAGTTCGCATATATCCGGAAGCCATGCCCCTTTCTTCCGAGTTCCAGTCAGTATCGGTAGGTGACGGTCGTATAATGGCCATCTGCCCCATAACTAAGGCGCTCTCGCAAGGGCAGTTCGGCGATTTCCCCTTGCGTGCTTTCTGTTCCGACGGCATCTGGGCGCTGCCTATCAACGATGAGGGTAAGGTGTTAGCGGCCAAGCCAGCGAGCCGCGACGTCATGGTAGAGGGAAGCCAGATATGCCAAATCGACGACGCAGTAGTCTTTGTCACTAACCAAGGACTGAAGATGATAACAGGATCGGACGTGATTCTGCTGTCCGCACCAGTCGAGGGGTACAACCTCAATGAGGCATTCATCCAAAGCGCCGTTGAGGTCTTTGCCGCTAAGGTTCACGCCACATGCCCCTTTGTGTCAGACACTTCTCAGTTCGTCGAACAGGTCAAGACGGCCAAGATGGCCTACGACTATGCCCACAACCTGTTGCACGTCTTTTTCCAGCAAGAACCTGCTGCAGCGATCGACGCATCAACGTCGGTATACAAGCATTACGTCTATTCCTTCGATACGCGCGAGTGGGCCACCCAGGTCCTCGATGAGCAACTTGCGGCCGTTGTGCCGGGCTATCCGCTGTCCACCTTGCAGTTCGGTACCACTCTCAAACAATACGAGAAGACTGTCGGCGCAGAACCAAACATTGGCTATGCGCTTACCCGTCCGCTTGCACTGGGCGACCCGCTTGCCCGCAAGGCGCTCTACGACCTCCGTGTCGTGGGGCAGCAGACAACGGCGAATACTGTTCGGCGTGTGGCGGTCTATGTCTCTAACGACAATGTCAACTGGCACCGGCTCTCCAGTCTGAAGGCGCTGTCCGCTAAGTATTACCGTTTCCTCATCATGAGTTTCATGGCCGACACAGATACAATAAGCGGTTTGGCATTACAACACGACGCCCGATACAACCATAAACTACGAGGACACTAATTTTCTGTATTGTCCATTGTCCTTATTGGCCGAATGACAATTATTGCATTGTCCGCGATTGCGCTTGCGATTGTCACGCCCCATATATAAAGGCCTCAACAAACCAAAAGGACAATGGACAATAATCTCTTATCCTTACATATATAATTCTCGCGCGTGCGCGCGTATACTAGTATTACTTGTTATTCTAGATATATAACGCGCACGCGCGAGAAATTGTATAGTTATATACGCGCGCGAGAATTGTCCTATTGTCCTTTGGCCTTTTTCCCCGTCACCATCTTCTTCATTTCGCTTACTACCGTCTTCCTCAGTATAGAGGCGTAGCAGGCTTCCGTGGTTTTCACCGAGGCATGGCCTAACACTCTTGACACAACTTCCAGCCTCACGCCCTTGTTCAGCATTATCATTCCGGCCGTGCGTCGGCCCCAGTGGCTGGCTATCGGTTTTTCTATCTCGCACAATTCTGCCACCTTCTTCAGCCGTTGATTGTATTGTTGGTTTGTAAGGTGGGGCAGGTCGTAGTCGTATTTCTCCAGCAGGGCTTTGGCCTCGGGCAGCAGTAAAACGATGTACTCCTCCCCG